ATGAAACACACACTTCCCACGCTCTGCACGGCCCTCTTGCTTGCCGGTTGCGAGATGACGACGTCGTCTGTCGGCTACTCGTACGGCCTTGAGCCCATTCCCGGCAGCATCACCTACGGTGGTCAGCCGCGTACGAGACTCACCAAGGCGCCGGTCGGCAGCATCGTGCCGCACCAATTCATTGGTCCGTTCGGTCGTCGCGTTTACGAGACCTATGTGATCGAGCCGGATCGGTCGCTACGGCTTGTCAGCCGGCGTTATCGGGATTTCCTGCTTTTCGACGACGACTGACGCGAAAGAGCCGTTCGAACCGGGCGACGAGGGCCAGCTTCCCGAAGGCCCCGGGGGGTTGCGCACCGCACATAGGCTACGCTGCCCTGATCAGCATGATTGCCCGTCTCGCTGCGTCGGCGAAGGTGACACCGAGTGCCGCGCCGCCGATGCCGATGACGCCAAGCGCCCCTATGCCTATCAGCTTCCATTTGCGGACGTCCTCGGTCAGCGGCTTCATCTCGGCAATCTCGTCCTTGACGAGCGTCATCGATGTCTCGAGCGTTCCAACCCGGTCGACGAGTTCGTCCATGCGCCGGTCCATGGAATTTCGCCCGGCGTCGGACCTATCCTCCGCCCGGCGAAAGTCCTCCCGCAGGTTCTTTACTTCGGCAATCAACGTCCCGAGCTGTTGGTGGACCGTGGCGTCAACCATCGCGAAGCTCCCCATGTCTCATGCATTCGCCCTTTGTCCAGACGGAAGCGGCACAAAGGCCGACCACCGTCCTGTCGATCCTGCGCTGGTCTGCCGCCGTCGCGCCGCGAGCACCGACGAGGTCAGTGCCGACCACGCCGCGCAGGCCGCTCACATTTGCCGGCGCCGAAGTTCCACAACCCGCCAGAATGAGAGCAGGCATCATAGTCAAGGCGCTTCGCATCAGCGCTCTTCGCCGCTTCATTGTTTTGCCTTTCGATTGAATTGCGGACCGCCTGGGCACCGTTCTCGCGAATTTCCAGCACGGCCCAGGAGAGGGCGGCAAGCACAAGCATGCCGCCCAGAAACCTGCTCCAGGGAAAACTCATCGCCCGAGCCCCAAGGCATCGCGGACCGCCGGCATCGATGAGATTGCGTAGCCCGCGAAGCCGACGATCGTCGTCAGGATGGCAAGCTGCACCCGCCAGTCGAGTGCCACGAGGTTCAATTCCTTGAGCGCCGTGATGATCGTTCCGCCGGCGGTCAGCAGCCATGTCCAGAACCGCCCCGAACGGGCAACGGGTTTGCGCCGTCCTTCGGGCCGCGCGATCGCGGCCGGCACGTCCTCCGCTGGCCCCGGCGTCGCATCCGCTGGTCGAGCGGCGGAAAACACCTGGCGAAGCACCGCCTCGACCTTGTCCGGCTTCACCAGCGCCCTGTTGAGCCCGTCTCCGGCGTAATAGGACTGGCCGCGTTTCACGCGCCGCCGGTCGCCGTCGCTCTCCGCAAGCACCGGAAGCGATGCCCATTCCATCGCCAGCCGCCGGCCGAACTCGGCCAGGGTGATCTCGCCGGCAAGGAAGCTTGCAAAGCCCCTGCGGTTCAGGAGATGAAGCCCCAGCCTGTCCTGCAAGCCGGGCTCGAGGAACTGGTCCTCCTCCAACCACGGAACGTCCCGGAGCAGCCCAATCAGCGTCGCGCGCATGAATTGGTAGCCGCCGGCCGCACTCGATCCATGCGACTTCGACCAGGTCTTCTGGGCGGCGATCACCTCGCCAAGCGTCATGGCGGTCAGCGGCTTCTTCAGGCAGTTCTGTCTGTGTGCATAGATCACCTCATAGGAGGCGCGATCCCTTCTGCCGACTTCCGCTTCGCGGATGAAGCCAAGCAGAAGCGCCGCGCCGGGAGGCATGGTGTGGGTCATGGTGGATTGCCTTTGCTGCTAGGGAAGGCCGACGCGGACGCGCCATGCTAGACGGTGTTTTCAATAATCTCACGGCGAAACTCTGCGCTCGCTGCGCGACGAATTCATTGACTCTTCCAATCGATCAGAACAGAGAAGGTCGCGCCCTTGCAAACTCCGAGAAACTTCATGCCCAAGTCGAAAGTCGTCGTCGTATTCCCCGTTTTTAACGGGGCTAGGACCCTGGAGAAGAGTCTGCAGTGCATTGCGGATCAGACATTCAGGGATTTTGAAGCGGTTATTATTGATAATAAATCAACAGACGACACGCTTAGTATCGCCGAGCAGTTTTGCGAAACCGATCGTCGCTTCACCGTTGTCAGAAACGAAATGCATGTGAGTGCACCGGAAAACTTCGCTCGTGCTATACAAATTGGAGCAGCGAGAGGCGAATATTTTTGTTTGCGTGCGTGCGATGACCATTCTTCTGTAAACTTCCTGGCGTGCTTAGTTGAGGCACTTGATCGGGAACCCGTGAAATTGCTTGCTGCCTGCTCGACAAAACTAGTTGGACAGAACGGATATAGAATAAAATCTCCAGATAAATCTATCTTCGATTTCGTCCCAGCATATTTGTCTGGGCGCGTACCAAGAAACCTAACATTTCCGGCAGAATGGATTTACGGCCTCTACAGGGCTAGCGCGAAAGACTTACTAATGGCACGCTGGTTTGAATTGGGAAACCCGTGGTGCCTAGCATCCTATGTTGTATCAGAGTTTGTCGTCCGTGATTTGGTGGTGTACGTGTCCGGACCCACATACGATTTTACCGAGGGGTCCGGATCAGAGCAACGCTATGGAGCAAAGAGTCTCCGAGAAAGACTCGACCAGCGCTTGAGATATACTTTCGGATGCTACAAGTTAACGAAGAAGCTTCCGAAAGCTGGTTTCTATACGAGATTAAAGTTCTTTCGGATGTGCTGGAACGACGCAAGGAGAAAAACCCGTTACAAAATTTTCTGGTTTTTTTAGATTGGGCATCCCCTGACCAGCGGAGTGTCATCGATTGCCTTTTATACAGTACGTGGTCGCTTGGCGTGCAGTGTCGTACTGGTGCGCAGAAAAAATGCCGGTGCAGAATTACTGACGGAACATTGCAAGAGCGCGTTAGAGATCGCCCGCGACAGTCCACATCGCATCGATTTGTATGTCGGTTAAGCCAAGTCCCCGACCCACGACTGCTATCAGCGGATTCAGTCGGCTAAACGAGATAGCATATTCCCACTCGATCTGCGCCTGATCCTTCTCATGCCCAAACGGCATTGCGTCAATGGCAGCCGTTACTTGGGTGTGAGAAATCCCGGCGTGGATGAGTCCGAGACGTAATTGTCGCGCCGAAAGTGAGGGCATGGAAGCGCGTATCTGTTCTACCCCCGGCGGTGCGTGAGGCTGGATTGGAAAATTTGGATTGTCGGCGAGCCATTTTCGAATGATGGGGTTCAAACCGAAGCTATCATCGGGTCTCGACAGATATTCGCAGTCGTAGGTTTGGCCGCTCACGTCGGTAAGATTGATCGACAGCTCGTAAGCGTCCGGCTCCTCCGTCGCAACGACCGCATGGACCACGTTGAGCTCCATTCTACCGTGCATGGTACTAGTCATGTTATGCAGTCCTTTGAACGACAAGCCAATCAGCCGTAGCGACAATCCCACGCACCCGCCAAGTACCTGACAGCGCTGTGCCTGCACCGGAATAGCCGCTTTGAACGTATGCGTTGGTACTGTACAAGCAGGGGATAACTGTAGCTTGCCTAGCAGGGTTGGATCCATTCTGTGCCATCGTGAGCACTGTCCCGACTGGAAAGCTGGTGTTGGTCAATGACGTCCCCGTATAGACCTCCGCCGCTACAAACCCCAGCGCATGCGTATGGCTCGTCCCGCTAACTGAATTGGTGGTTGAGTTGGTGATGTCGGATGGCGTGCCCAGCGTCAGCGTGCGGTTTGCCGAAATCGCGCCGCCGCCGGTAAGCCCGCTGCCGGCGATCACCTGTACCGCATTGCTTGCAGGCGTGTAGCCATAGAGCGCGTTGACATCGCCAGCAGCGAGGTTGCCGGAATGCCAGACGGTGTTATGCGCCGCAACGGAGCTGTCGTAGAATTTCAACGCATCGGTGCTGTTCACATTCGAAAGGTACAAATAGTCGCCGGTCACGTCGTTGGCAACGCGAAGACCGTCGCCACTCGCCGTGCCGTCGCGATGCTGAAAATAGCCCTGGCGCGCCGCCGCCTTCCAGAACCCGACATAGGGGTCGCCCGTCGCCGAGCCCACGAGTTTGATGGCTTCGCCATCCGTTGTTACGGCAATCTGCGTGAAGTCGACATAGGCGCCATCGATCCGCGCTGAGGGTATCGTACCCGTCGTAAGATTCGATGCGTTGTTGGCACCGAGCGTTGCCCTTGCCGCGGCAGCGTCGCCATCGTCCAGCACAGTCTGCGCAAAAGCTGAGACGCCCAACGTCGTAAGGGCGGCTCCGGCAGTCGCATCGTCCAGAAGTGTGCGCGCAAACGGCGTCAAAGCGGTCGTCGTATAGGCGTCCGCCGCGGTCGTGTAGATCATTTTGTCGGCGCCGGTTGCAAGTCCGGCAATCGAGGCGAGCGCCGCGCTCGCAGCCTGCGCGCCGAGAGCTGCGCGGGCGGCGCTGGCGCTTGTGGCGCCCGTTCCGCCCGCAGTGATCGGCCGCGCCGCATTGGCGTCGGCCGTCAGGTCGTCGATCAGCGCATTGTAGGGGACGCTCTGGATCGTGGTGTTTGGCACCCCCTTGGTGCCGGCCGGTGGGGAATAGACTCCGCCTGTTCTTGGCAAGATAGCCTCCATGAAAAAAGACCCCCCGATGGGAGGCCCGCGAAACGAATGGAACATGGATTGGAATGGCGCCCGCCACCTCCGCACCTTGCCGCGGCTGCCTTTACTTCCGCCCCCTCCCCGCCGCGAAAAGCCGGCCATAATCCACCCGGCGCATACCGTCGGCCCCGCGCAGCACCGCCTCTGGCCGGGTCTTTTCCACCTCCTGCGCCATCACGCCGATATGCTTCGGCCCGGAGGTGGGTTCGCCCTTGTATTGGAACTCATAGAGGTTGTGGCCCTTGAGCCTGCCGACCTTCTCGATGTTCTTCTTGGCGCGGCGGTCGGACTTCGGAAGAAAGCCCAGCAGGGAGTCGAGCAAATTGCCGCCCGCCTGCTGGCGGGCGTTATAGGCCGCCATCTGGTTCTGGTAGTTCTGCTGCACCAACCCGGCATAATCGACCGGCTGGATCGACTGCCCCTGCGTCTGCACGAAATTCGGGCTCGTCACCTGTGCGCCTGAAAGCAGCGCCGCGATCTCGTTGATCGGCTGGTTGCGGCTCGCATATTGCTCGTTGAGATAGTTCGAGCGGGCCGTGTTCTGGGCATTGATCTGCGCCTGCTGAGCGTTGAAGCTCTGGTCCTGGAGCGCATTGTTGGCCGCCGTCGCCGATTGGCCGTTCTGGTACATCTGCTGGTTTGCGTTGTTGCCGAAATCGGCGTTCTGCAATGCCTGTCCGTAGGCCTGCGCCTGCGCCGCATTCTCGAAGCTCGCCTTCTGGTTCGCGACGTTGGCAAGCCGCGTCTGCTCCTGGCCGGCATTGAGCACGGCGGCGATGCGGGCGTCGTTCGACGTCCGGCCCGCCTCGTCGATCGCCCGGTTATAGGCCTCAGACCCCGGCTGCAGGCCCTGATTGGCAAGCCGCGTCTCCAGCGCCGCGCGGTCGCGCTCGAGCTGCGGATTGAGCCGGGCCATCAGCGCGTTCTCGTATGTCGAAGTATCGAAATCCGTCTCGTAGCTGCGCGTGATGTCGCCGGCATTGCCGATGGAGGTCTGAAGCTTGGGCCCAGCAGCAAACTGCTGGTATTGCGGCAACCTCAGCTTCGAAGGGTCACCGGCGACCGGAGCTTTCGATATGTTCATCGGCTTGCCGAGCAGATCGTTCAGCCGGCTCGATTGCGATGTGGCGAGCGTCGCTAAGTTGAGGCTCGCCACATCGTTCTGATCCTTGATCTTCTGCTGCATCTCCGAAAGGTTCTGCGTCGCCGTCGCCACGGGCAGATCATAGACGTTGCCGCTCAGTGGATCGGTCCATTTCTGCGTCGTGTAGCTGTAGCTGAGGCTGCCGTCCGGCGTCACCTGTTTGACATTGCCCATATATCCGTTGGCAACGGCAGTGCCGATATTAGTGGCGGTCTGTGCCGCCGCCGTCGCCTTCGGATCGGGGGGCGTGGGAGCTTTTGACTTTCCGATAGCACACCTACCTTCGATTGACGGGATGTGCCCGCCAGTCGTTGTCTGTCAGAGTGAAGATGATTTCCGCCTCTTCCCGCCCGCGAAGGCGGGGGATGCGGTAGCTCGTGAACCCGAAGCGGCGGGCGATCGAGAACATGCCGCGGTTCTCTTCCGAGACGCGCAGCACCGCCATCTGGCAGCCGATCTCGTCGAATGGATAGCCGAACATGGCCTTCAGCACCGGCCGCGTCAGCCAGCGTTTGCTGGTGGCCGCGGCCGAAAGCTCGATGACGCCCGCTTCGGGCGAATAGTTGTGAAAGACGACGCCGGCGAGGAGCCTGCCCTCCTCCGTCACGCCGAGCGCCGTAAAGTCGGCAAAGCCCCTCTCGCAGCCGTCGATCCGGTCGGCAACAAAAGCGGCGATCCCCTGATTGGTTGCAGGGTCGCCCGCCCCGCCCCAAATGATGTTCAAGCGCTCGCCTCCCCCGCTGCTACTTGCAACGTCGCGAGGTCCACTTCGATGTCGAGTTTCACCGCGCCGCCTGAGGTGATCACGCAACCGACGGCCAGCATGTCGCCGCTCGCCCGCACATTCTGGCGAAAATCGTAGCGCAGTGCCTCCGACACGCCGTCCCAGCGCGCCACATCCCAGAGGCCGACATCCCATTCCGGCGAACCCGCATCCCCCTCCGTCACCCGGGCGAAGGGCGGCACCCTCCGGTCGAAGTCGGCGCGGGCGAAGAGCTGCACCTTTGGCTTCGTCTTGGCGCGGAAATACATATGTGCCATCGTCGCCGCCGTCCGCTGACCGAACTGTCCGACCGGCGCGAACTGCGAGAGATAGGTGGCCGCGAAGGTCAGCCCGTCGTCGGTGCCGCCGGTGTCGCCCTGCCAGCAATAGCCCTCGCGCGAGCCGAAGAAGAGTCCGCCCTGCAGCGTCTCGAAGCAGTTGGCCCGCCAGTTGCTGATCGTCGCCCAGCGCCCGCTGAGCACATTCAGGACAAAGGTCTTGTCGCTCACGACGCTGTTCTCGGGAAAGGCGATGAAGACCAGGTTCTGTTCGGCCCACGGTTCCAGTGTCCAGCCGGAGCCGGTGGCGTTCGCCGCCCGCCGCCAGTCGTCCTCGATCGACCGCGAGACCGAGACCTGGATCAGAGCCTGCCGGTCGCGCTGAAACACCTGCGACATCGGCGTCAGCCCGTCCGAAGTCGCAATCAGCACGTCACCCCCAACGCGGATCCAGGCGTTCTTTCCAAGCGGCTTGCCGATCTGGTAGACGCCCTTCAACGCGAAGTCGCTGGCGCTGGAGGGGTCAGAGCCTGCATAGACGGCGATCTCCCCTTCCGTCGAGACGAAGACGCAGAGATCGGAAAGCCCGTCGCCGCTTTCGAGCGACCAGGAAAAGCCGGTGATGAGCGACCCGCCCTTCTTCATCACCCCGCCAAGCGGAAACACGGCCGCTGCGCCGCCGATCGCGTTCACCGGCAAATAGTAGGCGTCGAGCGTCGCGTTCTTCAGGAAGAATTCGCGGTTCTTGAACAGCCAGCCGTAGTTGAGCTGCGCCATGGTGGTCGAGTCGGAAAATGTGATCGTCGGCGTCGTCGTCCAGGTGGTGCCGTCATAGATGCGGCGCGTGTCGGCGCCATTGAGGCAGACGAGAAACGAGCCGCCGGCGGTCGTGTGTTGGAAGGCGCACCAGTCGCCGCCGGAAAGCCCGCCCACCGCCGCCGCAGTCGTTGCCGGCGGAGCGGCCGGCGCGGTCATATCGTAGATCGCGCTCTCCGTCGCCATGAACAGCTTTTCGTTGCTGCCGAACTTGTATTTGATGGCGCTGCGGATGGCGCCGCCGTCGGCCGCAAGCCCGACCTTGCGCGAGCCGCCACGGATCCTGCAGCCGGCAAGCGTCGGCAGGAAGTTCGTGAGCACCGTGGCCGAGCCCGGGGTCTGCGATGCCATGTCAGCGGTCGTGACGAGCCCCTCTTTCGGAGCCGGGAATGTGACCGATTGCGAGGCCTGCGGCCGGCCGATTCTCGCCTGCCCCCGGTTGGTCTGCGCTAGGCGGCCCGGCCGGACTGTATTCGTGCGAACTGTCATCATGATGTTCCCCTGTCCGCGTTGATCTCCTGCAGGAGATCCGCCTCGAACTCTGCGAGGTTGTCTTCGAAGGAGAGGCCCTTCTGGCGCTTCCAGCGCCAGATCAGCCCCTTCTTCAGCAGCCGCTCGGGAAAGAGCGTCGTGTCGTCGTCGGCCCGGAAGGTATCCCGCTCCTCGTAAGGATCGCCGAGTACCCAATTTTTCGAGACGTATTCGATCGTCGCACCGGCGGCGAAAGCGGCCGGCGAAAAATGCATCTCCCTGCCGCGGAGGTGGCAGTAGGGCTCTGCCGAGGCGATGCCGACGATCACCGCCCATTGCGCGCCGTTGGCGATAGGTCGGAAGAAGTGGCCGTCAGCCGCCCGCACCGCCCCGCCGGGCGCCAGCCGCTGATAGTCGGCAGGCAGGAGCTCCGGCGAAGCGGAGACGGCATGCGTCGTCAGCATCCTCTTCCAGTCGGCGCGCCGCGCAATCTCCGCACCCGCCTCCTCGGCCAGCGCCACCATCGTCTGCGCATTCGGATCGTTCGTGCCGTAAACGCTGTCGAAGCGGTCGAGCGAAACGATGTCCGCGACCTCGTTGATCACGGTCAGAAGCGTCATGGCGTCAGCCCTCCGATGGAGATTGCAGCATTACCGAAGCGCAGCCGCTCGTCGGCAAGCCCGAGCCCGGCTATCGCCTGTCGCTTCAGCGCCTCGGCCGCACCCGCCTTGGCTGCGTCCCGCTCCCAGATGGCTATCACCTCGACGAGCGCGTAGAGATAGACGTCCGGCGCCCTTTCGATCAGCCAGTTGCCTGGCGCTCCGGCCGTCAGCGGCGGGATTTTCGCGTAATAGGTCAGGTGGATGTTCTCGCCGCGCCTCGGCCGCACCTGGATGGCGCTGCCGACGATCGCGTAGCCGATCGGAGCACCGTCGGAGGTCACGTGATTGCTGAGTTCCTGCAGCGGCAGCGCCCGAAGCGCCCGGCCGCTGGCGGCAAGCACCTGCCGCGCCTCCAGGAAATCCGCCGGCAATCTGCCTTCGCCTTCCGTCAGCGGCACCGCCACCGTCTTCTCCATGTCGGCAACGCGCATCACGCGGTTGAGCTTGAGTTCGGCAAGCGCGAGAAAGCGTGGAAAAAGATGCGCGACGTCGTCCCGGCCGGAGTAGTCGCCTGCATCGACGAGAAGCGACGCATAATCGAATAGGGTCATAGATGTCCCTCGAAGCTGCGCCAGGCGCGGTTGTCGCCGTCGTTCAGCCACCGCTTCACATAGCGGTCGTCGCCTTCGGAATGCGCCCTGACCAGGCTTTCGGAATGCGCCAGGTTGAGCGGGACCGAGGCGACCTTGGTCCAGTCGCCGAAAGCGTTGCCGGCAGTTGCATGGCGGGTGAAGGCGTTCTGGCGGACGAGGTTTTCGACCGGATAGTCCGTCCGCCAATGGGTCCTGTTGCCGTCCTCCATCACCCAGACGGAGCGGCCGGTCTGAAAATCATAGTCGTAGAGCTTCCAGTCGCCGTCGCGTACAATCATCCTTCGTCACCTGGAAGAGGATCGTTGCGTTCGGCTTTGCCCTGTGCAATCAAGATCTTTGCCGCCTTGACCGGCAAATCGAGTACGGTGCCGGCTGGAATCCGTTCCTCGTCAATCGCCCAGGTATCATAGAGAAGTTTAACGGGTACCGTGGTGGTCTTTGTGTCTGCCATTCATTTCTCCCGGAAACAGGGACCGACGCGCAGTCGGTGCGCTTGAGCCGAAACTTGGAACCCGGGCTAGCTGGCGGAGCTCAGTCCGAAGAGGTCGGCGGCAACGCCAATGCCCCTCTCGTTGTGTACCTTCAGCGTGCCTTCGCCGATGATGACGCCCTTGTCGGCATCGCCAGTTTTGGCAACGTCGCGATCCTCCTGGATCTGGCGCAGCCACAGGAAGGAGAGCATGTCGGTGTCGATGAAGAAGGCGTTGCGGGCGACCCCGCCGTTCACCGCCTGGACCCGGTTCGGGTGGATCATCACCGTGCCGAACGGGCCTTCGTAATAGTCCGCCGTCGCGACAATGGTGTTGCGCTCACCGCTTTGCGACACCGCATAGCGGAAAGGCGCTACATTGCTGTCGGACATGAAGGTGACGAAGACGGATTTCACATACGGAGAGACGGAGACGTGACGGAAATTGGCGCCGTTCTGATAGCCCTGCTGCATCACAGCATCGAGGATGGCCTTGGTAAAGGGACGCTGCGTCCCTTCGGTCGGCGCCACAGTCAGACCGGTGCCAACGTTAAAGCCGCCATTTGCGCCACCGGCGCCGCGAGAGACGTTGCTAATTGTCCAAGTGCTGAGCGACCCGAATTCACGCGTACTGCCGGCCACCGTTGCGTTCGTGTCCACGATCGCAAACTCCACGTCCTTCCGAATTTCGAAACCCTTCTTCAGCTTCTGGTACTTGCGCTTCTGCACGTTGCCGGCCTCCGCCGTCACCTCCTGCGTCGCGGAGATGATCCAGTCCTTGCGCATGATCTGGGTATAGTTGCCGAGCCTTGTCGGCGGGGTGATTGCGCCGAAGGCGTATTCCTCGCCTTCCTCGCGGATGTTGGCGCCGGGTGCCGCCAGCTCGTCCGTTTCCCATTCCGGGTGATAGGTGGTGCATTTGCCCTTTTCGATCAGCGAATAGATCGGCGTGTCTTCCGGCGTGATGCGCGACACCACATCGGAAAGCTCCTCGCGATTGCCGACGGCCTGCGTCGTCTGGAATGTATTGGTTAGAACTGCCATTTTCCTGATCCTTCTATGATGATGAGAGGCACCGGCCGCTCGGCCGACGAGGCGCGGAAGCCGATGATTTTTGATGGCTTGCCTTTGCCGAGGGTAGCCGTTCTCGCACCCGCTACCCTCCGTCACGCAAGGGGCGCTGTCCGCCCAGATCTTCCTGTCGCTATTCGAAATCGACCGCCATCGCGTCGCGGATCGACCCGCTTCTCGCGAGCCGCTGCATTGCCTCGCGACTTTCACGCTGCTGGCGCTGTGCTTGGTTCCTCGCCTTCATCCGCGGCGCCGTGGCCGGTGCCACGGCCACCTTCTGCAAGGCCTTTGCCCTCGCTCGTTCAGCAAGAAGCCCGAGCCTGGCATAATGCGCGAGCTTGAAGAGCCGGTGGTCGACGACCTCGCGAACCTCCTCGTCGGAAAAGCCGAGCTCCCTCGCCGCCTCGAAAGCGTCTGCGAAGAAGGCTTGCCGCCCTTCAGCCTGTCCGGTCTGCGGAAAGGCCTCGAGGAGCTTGGCGTTCTCTGCCTCCAGCCCATCTTCACTCGCTGCGGCCTGAAGCTCCGCCGCAACGGCCGCCGGTCCTTCGCCAAGCGCCATTACCCGCGCAAGCTGCTCCACCCCTGCCTGGTGTAGCGCCCACTGTCGGTGATAGGCCTCCGGATCGTGGAATCTCAACTCCTCCGGCGGCTCCTGGGGGATCTGGGCTGCGATCAGTTTCGCAAGCGTGTTGGCCGTAGCCGCGACCCCGCTGCTCATGCTTTCGAGCATCCGCTCGCGGTTGGCGAAATCCTGAGTCTTGTGCCGATAGTCGCGGTTCCGCATGTAGCCGAGCTTCAGTTCCTCGAGCGGAACTTCTTCCCCGCCCTCGAGCGAGACAATGTTCTCGGCTTCATCGGTTGCATCCTCCTCGTCAGCAAGGATTGGCTCATCGCCTTCCCCGGCAGGATCATCCGGCTCGTGAACGTCGTCTATGGTGTCGCGGTCCCGGCCTTCTTCGTCCTCATCTGGCAGTTTGGCCTCGTGCGGCTCCCGGAAGTCGAGCTTGTCGAAGCTTGCGGGCTCACGCGAGCCGACAACGGATTTGCTTCCGCCGAAAGGCGGGTTGCCACTATCATTCATCATGGAAAGACCTCTTGAGAGAATTTTGGCGCGGAGGTGCTGCTTCTCGCCTTCCCACACCGAGAAATTCGAGAAGTTTCAGAATGCTGCACCGATTTTATGAATCAGTTTGGCAATAAGGCGCTTGAGGGCGGCAGGCCTGCCGTCCTCAATGTACGCTCGCTTCACACCGGCGCGCTCGTGCCTTCGGTCTTGGCTTGCTCCGTCAGGAACTTCAGCTTTGCGCAAAAGTTGCGAACCGCCCGCGCTTCGGCCGCGAAGGCGGCCCGCGCCTCGTGATCCGTGAGTTTCGCGTTGATACAGCCGTTGATGGCCGCCGCCTCCAACTCATGCATCAATCGCTCGAACAGTGGATTGTCGAGAAGCGCCCGCGCCGCCGCCTGTTTTTCCTCTGGCTTCATCTCAGTGCCCTTTCTTGCGAGCCGACCGACCAACCGAGCAGGGCACACGGCAGGATTGCTTCTTGTCTTGAGTTTTTGCCGACGGCTCGGGAGGGGTCGTGCAGTCACCCTCGGCTGCGCGGGGATGCGAGCCGGATAGAAGCGTCGTCGATTTGTCGAAGATGAGTGCGTCCGCCCCGAAGACGACCAGCCGTCTCCGGACCGCTATTGGTCACCCTCGGGGGAAAGCTGCGTTCCTAGCGTCGTAACGCCTACATCCGGCGTGCCGTCGGTTGCCCAACAGGAGCATGGCTCACCGGCGGAACCGGTGCCATAGGGGCAGACTTGGGCCGGTGTCGAGCATTGTCGGGGACTCGGCTTGCCCGCCGTTTTGGTTGCCAGCGCTTGGGCCTTGACCGATGCACGTGCGGGCACCGCGGTCACAGTCGATTCGCTGCAAGATGCAAGGATGAAAGGGAGCGTTGCAAAGAACAAGCAAAGGTAGCGAACATTTTTCATGCAGTAGGCATATTCTGAGGCGTAGCGGGTTTCAACCCCCCAACTTTCATCCTGTTCGTCCTCCGATATGGACCGACGTTACCGGCTCGCCGCTCACTGCCTCCGCCAGGCTCTGTTGTCGCTTCAGGTTCAGTTCGGCGTCGATCTGGTAGCGCTTCAGGGCGCCGTTCTGCTGGAGTTCGGCAAGCTTCAGCTCGCGCTCGATCTCCAGCTTCCGCCGGTTGTTTTCGGCTGAAAGCCGCGCCTTCTCGGCGTCCACGTGTGCCCGCATCTCAAGCTTCTGCATTTCCGGGTTCGGCTGGTTGGCGCTCGCCTGCATCCGCCGCTGGATCTCCTCCGGCGAGGGCTTCGAAAAATAGAGGTCGGGCGATTTCAGCCCCGCGGCCTCCACCGATTTGGCGATGCCGTTATAAAGGTTGTCCGGCGAGACATAGGGGTTGTCCGGCCCGAGTGTCATCAGCAGTTTTTCCTGAAGCTGCTGGACCATCTGCACCATCATCATGTCGCGCTCGCGGGTCCCGGCGCCGAGCCCGGTATTCACCGTCGCGTCCATCCCGGCGTTCCAGTGGCGCGGGTCGAAGCTCACCCATTGGCCGCGCAGCCTCACCATGCGCGGCCGGTCCTGGTGCTTGATGACGAGCCGAAGCAGGCCCTTGAACACGCGCCGCAGGCCCTGTGCGAAGGTGCGCACCATCAGCTCCGTCTGGCCGATCCCCGCCTGCTCGATCAGCGCCGTTGCCCGCGCCGTCATGTTCGTGAGCGCGTCCGGGGCAAGCCCGCTCGAAGCGTCCGAAATGCCGGTGCGGTCGGTCGCCTCCTGGTCGAGATAGGAGAGCATGGCGAAGGATTCCTTCGCGACGAAGGGCACCATGGTGTAGCCGAGTGCGGCGCGCGCATCGATGCCCTGGCTGACGCGGATCGGCTGGCCGAATTTCGGATTGAGCACGCTTTCCGGATTGGCGATCGCGCCCTCCTGGACGATCGGCTGGTGGTTGTTCTGCCAGTAGAGATTGTCGAGCGTCTGGCGCATCAGCACGGTCTTCACCCGCTGGATTTCCGCCAAGTCGTCGGTCACCGAGCCGCCCTCGCGCTGATGCGGGCGCCGCTCGACGATCAGGTCGGCGAAGGGCACCTCGTCCCACTCGTCATTGGAGATGAGGTTCTCCTCGCCCGTGCCGCCGGCGAGCACGATGCGGCGAAGCTCCGCGATGCCGTCGTCGTCGGCATCCACCTTCACGTAGAGCTCGTAGTAGTCCACCTCCTCGAGCGCTTTCGGCACCGCATCCTTGGCCTCGAAGGCCCGGCGCCGGCGGGTGAATTCCTCGTCGTCGCGGCCGTCGTCGCCGGTCGACGCCGGCAGGCTCTCGATGAGATCCCGGTCGTGTCCCATCGCAATTAGGTCCGTGCGGCGCATGCGCGTGGCAATGCCGGTGATCGGGCTGTCCTCGATCGAAATCGTATCCGGATGGATCAGGAATTCTTCCAAAGGCACCCCGGCCAGCCGCGGCGTGCCCTGCTCGCTCCGGCGGCGGATCTTCACATTGTAGAGCGGCTGCTCGACTGGACCCTGTAGCGTTTCCAGCGTTTCGACCGTTTGCGATTGCTCCAGCACCTCCACCGCGTCGTCGCCGACAAGCTGGATCAGCGCCGCCTCGTCGAGCCCCGTATGGGTCGAGACCTGAACCGTGGTCTCCTTCTCGTACCACCAGCGGATCACCCCGTTCCGGAGCTTCAGCGCGTCATGCGCCGCGTCCTGCACGGCGTCGTAGCCATTGCTTTCGGGAAAGACGACATAGTTGATGTAGTCGGTCGCCTGTTCTGCCGCCGCCTCGTCGCCCTCGTTGACCGGGGCGTATTCCACCACCTTGTCGTTGCCGAGAATGGTGCGGATCAGCGACGGCAGCACCTTCTTGATCGCCGCGCGCACGTCGCGAGAGACGACTTTCGAGCGGTTGGCGTCTGCCGGCACGTCCTTCATCGTGCCGTCGTAATATTCCATCGCCTTGATGCGATCGATCGCAAGCTCGTCGCGATAGTTTTCGCAGTCCTTGACGAGCTCGCTCACAAGGGCGCACAGGCGTTCATCGGTCATTGCGGCCATCAGAGAACCTTTCGGGCGGTGAAATTCCAGTTTGCGTTGCCGTTGTTCGCTCTCGCATATCGCTTCATCATCAGCGCGTAGCGCGAGGCGGAGATCAGGTCGTCGCGCTCCTTGACGATCCTGCCGTCCTTGCGGTGGTAGAGACGGAATTCCTCGAACCATTCCGCGCAGGTGGAAAACACCTTCCAGCGCCCGGTCTGCATCCTCTGCAGCATGTCGGAAAGCCCTGCCTCGACACCGTTGGTGCCGTCGTCGAAGGTCGCCCGCTCGCCGAGAAGCGCCAGTCCCTGCGCGCGATATTGGGCGGCAAGCTGCTCGCCGCTGCCCTTGTCGTGCTGCAGCCCGTCATGCGGCCAGGCGAAAGGCAGCCACGCTCCCCAGGGCTTCAGCGCCGCCGCATGGATGATCGGCGTCGCCTCCCGCTCGCGATAGAGTTTGGTCACATAGAAGACGTCGGCGTCGCGGTCCCAGGCGCAGCCGGCGGCGGCGAAGGGGTGGTCCCAGCCGAAGTCGATCCCGCCGATCTGCACCCAATGTTTCGGCACATCGAAGGGCTCGACGCGGATCGCCTCCTCCGTCACGGGAAAGATGCGGCCGGAGCCGAGAGCCGGTACCCCCTTGGTGCGCGCTTCGCGCTCATGGGCAGGGTAGCTGTCGATGATCCTTTGGCGTTCTTCGGCCGTATAGTGCTCGGCCTCATCGATCGTCATGGTGATCACTTGGCGATCCGGCGACTTTTCCATGAGATATCGCGCCACGACGCCGCTCAGGCCCTTGAGCGGCGTGAAGGTCACGGCAACCGAGCCGCGCGTTGCATTGGTGCGGGTGATGCCCTCGAAATAGACGTCCTCCGGCGGCTCCTCGTCGAACCAGACATAGTCCACCGTGTTCGCCTGCCACTTGCCGCGCCCCTGCTCATAGGCCTTGAAAAGCAGCGTCGAGACGCCGCCGGAGACATGCCGCACCGTTACGCTGTCGAGTGCCCCGGACGCGCCGGAGCGCCGGGTTGTCGCATGGATCGCCGCCTTCGGAATGAAGCCCATGCCCCAGTCCTCCTCGGTCAACGGCGGCCCGACGAGCAGCCGCTGCACGCCGTCGCGCGTCAGCTCGTAGGATTCCGAGCCGGCGAGCATGACGATCGGCTTCTCGAAGCGCCTCCCCTGCCACCAGTCCGGGTAACGCCCCGTCAGATGCATCGCCGCTTCGGCCGCTCCCGCCAGCGTCTTGCCGAGCTGGTTGCCCGCCATGAACAGCCGCTCGCGATAGCTGGCTCCGGCCGAATGAAAGTCCCTCTGCTTGGAGTACGGCCGGTACCGCGCCAGAATATCGGTCCTTCGACGCCGGTCGAGCTCCGCCATGAGCATGGCCTGCTCTTTCAGCATCGCCGAAATCTCGGGCGCGCCCGCGGCGGATGTGCTGGAGGGTGTCATCCGTGGCGATGCCCTGTCTGGATAGAGGTCCGCGCGCGCGTCGTTCGTCAGCAGAGGAATGTCGGCCGAGGTGGCGCCGCTGGACTGCGGTCGGATAAGGTCGATAATGCCTCAATCGACGACTGCCCGCTCACGGGGCGCCGATGGGGAGACTCGAAAATGATCGAAGGCCATTGCCATTGCAGGTCGGTTTGCATCACCGTGCCGGTCCGCCCTGAAACGCTCGGTGATTGCAATTGTTCGCTCTGCAGCAGGGTTGGCGGGCTCTGGGGCTATTACGCCCCGAGCGACGTTACGGTCAGCGATGAGGAGAAGCGCCTCGTCGGCTATGTCCAGGGCGACAAGACGCTTACCATGTTCCATTGCAGCATCTGCGGCTGCATCACCCACTGGTCGCCGATCGGTCGCAGCGCGACGAAGATGGGCGTGAACCTGCGGATGTTCGATCGCTCGGTCTGGGAAGATATCCCGCACCGCCTTATCGACGGCGCGGCTTGGTGAAAGCCGGCGGGTCCTGATCGGACCCGCCGCACATCATATCCTGCCCATCAGCAACAGGATCAGGAGTATGACGACCACCACTCCGAGCAGCCCGGAAGGGCCATAGCCCCAATTGGCCGAATAAGGCCAGGCAGGAATGGCGCCGATCAGGAGCAGGATCAGAATAATAAGAAGGACAGTTCCAAGCATCTCGCGATCCTCCGCTGCACGATTGGCCGCTTTGGCGACAATTTCACGCAGCATTCCAAGTTACTGCAGCGATTTTATCGCGTCCGGAAAGAGGACGGCGCGCTGCAACCAGTGTTTCACACTTACCGAATGCCGAAGGGTCTCTGTTAGTTCCGTCCCGGAAAGCCCGCACCTCATGAAAGAGCGGCACAGTCGGTCAGCATCAAACGGGTCCATCTGCGTCACATCGGCCGAATTGTACCGTCGGGAACAGCCGAGAGGCTGAAAAGGCGCTCCTATCGGCTCATTCTCAGCATTTTGAGATGATGCTAATATTCTCTTGACAACACGGGGGAGGAATCCAAATGCCACCTATTGCAAATCTTTATTTCAGGACCGCCATTGTCTTCTTGATCTTGGGCATCTCGATCGGGCTCCATATGTCGATCTCGGGCAATCACGCCGCCACTGGCGCACACGCGCATGCCAACTTGCTTGGCTGGGTAACGATGGCGATTTTCGGCGGCTATCACGCCCTCAATCCGCAGAAGGCGGCAAGACGTCTGGCGACGATCCAATACGCCGTCTACACCTTCGGCGTGGCCGTCTTGATCCCGTCGCTCTATCTGTTGCTCTCCGGCAATAGCGCGATGGAGCCGATCGTCGCCGTCTCGTCGCTCATCGCCTTCGCCGGGGTGCTCCTGTTCGCCGTGATCATTTTTTCGAGCAACGAGCCTGTCGCGGCTGCAGCATCTCCAGCACGCTGATCAGTGCTCCACGACGGATAATGGCGCCGCACCCAGCGGCGCCTAGTCGCTGCCTCTCAGGCAGTGGCGATCAGGGCTTGGAGGTCGGCTTTCGCCGGGCGCGCGCCTTCTTTGCGAGCAGCGGCCGTATGACCGTATCCAGCGCGCGAATTCGCTCGATAAGCTGCTCGTTCGAAAGCTCGTCCATGGCATTCGTGGTTGCGCTCAGATCCTTGGGCGTGATCGTAGCAACAAGCTTCAAGTAAGTCTCCGGCTTCTCCTCCCGAATGCGAGCGATAACACCGGCGCCGTGCGCTGCGAAGTCCGCCTGTACTGCATCCAGGAACGTACCGCCAAGCCGACCGCGTCCGCCAACAGGCTGTTTCGGAGCAAGTCCCTCCGCGCCCGCGAAATCGTCAGCAGTGTCTGTAGCCGCCTGCGCTTCATGACCCACCATCGCGGCCTCCGTTTGTCTTTGACATCCTCTCCGCAGTGAAAAAACGCCGACGTCGCCGGTGCGTGTAATTCAGCAGACCGCCACCCATTCTTTGCAGCCGCTATCCTCATCGCCGCCTCGACCGCCTGCGCCTTCGCGGGTCAATCCGGCAAACCACGCTATTTCGTGAAAGCTTGGCTGCAAAAAGCAGACAGAAGCTTCGTGCATACGACCAGTTGGCGCGATGCCAGGTATCGCTGTTACGTTCCAATCGCTGAGCACATGATCGAGTTTCGTGACCTGTCGGATCCCAGCTATTCGCTCAGCTTTCGCTCCGATCCCTCGAAGGATAGGCCCTGCTGCGTGTTCCGCAATGGCTTCTCCGACCTGCGTCTCGGAGAGAGGGTACCCCCGCGTTGCCCCCCTTTTCTACAGACCCGAGATATGGAACGGCAAAGGCGTAACCCCATTTGTAAGTTAGTCATCGTGGTTGAAGACCTATACAAACCAAGCCCCGTATACAGGAAGCCGTCGCTGTAAGCGTTTTGGGAGGAAATCAATCACATGCTGCGCGCTCTTGTCTTTCTCTTGCTCAACGCCCTTTCGACCGCCTCCGCGTTCGCGACTGGCCAAACCGGCGATCCCCGCTACCTCGTCAAAGCCTGGATTCAGAGATTTGACAAAAGCTTCGATCATACAACGCGATGGTGCGGCAGCGACGACCTTTGCACCCTCCAAGTGGGCGAGCACAAGGTTCAACTGAAATTTTTCCTGACGGGAGACAGCTACCGCCTCAGCGTCAGTGCCAAACCAGGAGATCCGGCCCGTTGCTGCGTCTTCGCCGACGGCATGGAAGAAGCATTCGTCAGTACCGGAAATCCTCATAAAGAGGTCCTCTACTACCGGCTACCGGCCGAGTTGGCCGACAAGGGCCATGTCGAGTTCGGTACCATTTACATCGCATTGGAAGATTTGCGATGAGGCCTATCGTTCAATCCAGCTGGAAAGAGCCTCGCGGAATGAAACGTTGTGCGCGCGCTTCGGATTATTCCAAGGGCCATTGTCTTCATCTTTAAACTGAGGTTCTTTCTTGTAAGAGTCCTCGTAAAAGCTCTTCCGCTCGCACTCACTCACGTTGAGTCGCCTGAATTGAAGAAGTTATACTGTTTAGCGCAGAAATTCCGTCGTCATTGGTAACTTTCGGTGCGAGGATTTTCAGCTCGTTTTTCACATCCTCGAGATTCTTCTGCAGCCCGCTCAGGCCCACTCTCGCTCCCGGCGCATAGGCATCCTCATCGCGTGGGTCCTTGGAGAGCCTTCCCAAGGGCCTTCTTGGTCCCTCCGGCAAATAGGCTTCGAGCCATACAAGGCTGCCTGAAGGAGACTTTCCGCATAAGCCCTCGCATCTTCAGGGCTGATATAGGCGGGGTTTGCGGCGGTCAGTCTGCGGCTCGATCTTCTCGGACGGCACACCCTTCCCCACGTGTCCATTCCAGTCACTCATTGTCTTCTCCTTGCAAGACTGTCGGTGCGCTGCCAAAAAACACGCAGTCTGTCCGGCCGGCGATGCTGCCAGAGCTCGTGTGCCGCTCTGGAAGAGCAGGCACCAAACGAGCCACGCGTCGTAGTACTTCCGAACCGCCAGGCGGATTCGGGGTCGACGCGGAGGCGCATCGCCGGCCGCATACGGCGCCGCGGCGTCTATAGACGCGCTGGCCGCCGTAAGCTGTGGTTGAAGAAACTGCCCAGGGTGTGCACTGCCAGCCATCGCGGGGGCGAACTGCCGACTGTCAACTGCTGGCGACTAAGGATAAAATTCCTATCGTTGACTTATGGAATACTCCGAGAACCCGAAACGCGCAAGCCTCGCGCTCCGGCTTTCCGGCAGATTTTCCGATTAGCCACAGAATTGTGCGAGCAGCCTGCAGAGCCAAACCATCAAGCGCGGCCTGTGCTTGTCCTGCCTTCTCCAGGGTGATGCGGCGCCGATTATCCTCCGCCAATGCTGTTATACAGCTGTATATTACAAACTGCTTGCATAATACATTGGGCTCTGTTTCAATTCTCCAAAGGTTGATGCAAAAGGGCCGGGCCTAGGTCTTTTGAGGAATGCTTCAAACCGCATGACGCTAACGAATACCCGGCTTCGCACCGATTTGCGGACGCTGGGCCGATGCCCGCTCCGGGCGAGCCATACTATCATTTCAATGCTGTCAGCACGCCGCGTGGAAGCTGACAGCGCCTATTTAAGCTGACTGCCAAGATGCGGTGCGAACCGCAGCTATTTCAGAACCGAAACATTTTACCCGCGTCCCGGACGCGCCGGGAACCAGAAAGGCCCTCAACGCATTGCCTTCGCGGGAGAAGGAGTTGTCCACATGCGCAACCATTGGATTTATGTCGCCATCGGGTTTGTCGCCGGCGCTGCATTGTTTCTCTCGACTGCCTGGCAGCGCACGCCGCCAGTCCAAGAAGTCACCCTGAAGCTTGAAAAAACCAGCCGTCTGCAGGCGCCCACCCTCGAGACCTCTTTCGTCATGGAGCGCTTCGGCCCTGCCACAGCGGTAGAGTAGCGACTCCGCGGCTCCCCCGTCCTAAAGCGCCCTTGCCTTTCCGGTAAGGATGCGCAAGGTACTCGCGCCGAGCCTGCCGGTACCAAAAGCGCCGCGCGCGCCCTTTCGGACGCGAAGGCCGCTGTAGCAATTTGAAGCGTGGGATACTTCGTTCAATCGCTCCCGATTGAACGAAGCATCCGATGGAAGCGACGGAGTCCGCCTTGAATTCTGACAAGAAGCCCGCAGCGACGATCCGGGTCGAAAAGCGCATGAACGGCCGCTGGGCCTTTGTGCTCACCTATCGGGGGGTGACCTACCCTGCCCAGGGCCAATTTGGCAGCGAGCTTCAGGCGCAGTCGGCGGCGCAGGCCGCCATGAAACTTCTTGAGAGGCGGGGTTGACGCGTCCTTTCGGAGGGTATCGCATGTCAGTCGTAGGGCGAGTTGCACTGGCGACGGCGGCCACGGAACGGCTGATAGCTGTTGTCGTCGAAACGGTATGAGGCATAGCGCTCGAGGCACCAGCGCAGATGGGCGTTCAGGTCGAGGCGGATTTCGCGGCGGGGGCGCATCCGCGTCCCGGCGGTCCCGGGCAGAGGCCCGCCGACCGTCGCTCCCGGCCCGACGCTGATGTCGGGCCTGAGTCCCTGATAGCGCGAACCGTAGCTCGGATAGCGCGGCAGGACGAAGTCCCTGTATTGCCGCTCGACGAAGAGCTCATGCTTGGTGAGGCCCCCGCAAGCCGACCCGATGCAGGTTTGCGCCTCTGCCGGGAGTGTCCCCGCCAGCGCGGTCGCTAGTGCCAAAGCCGTCACCGATGATGTCTGCACTTCTCGCTGTCTTTCTCCTGCAGTGCGCTACGTCCTCTTGAGGATCCGCGCACGACGAAGTGTCGATCGCCGGCATCTTAGCAGATTGCCGACCGCACTTCCCTTCAATTCCTGAAACCCCTTCCTGAACCCCCCTCTTATCCCGCATTCACCGACGAAAAGCGGCACCCTGCCCGCCCCTTCCGAGGCGGGCCGACATCCCGGGTCGTGGCTGCAGCAGCTACGTCAGCTTACAGATAGGGAGAAACGCACAGCCGGCGCGGGCCATAGTAAGGCTGAAACGTATTGTCGTATGCCCGATAGGATCGATAGCGTGCATAGCACCAACGCGTATGGGCGCTGCCGCCGGCATAGTACCGAGGCGCAGGCGCATAATATCGCGGCTGCGCTATCAGGCCGCCGATGATCGCCCCGGCCGCCAGACCGCCGAACAGTGCCCCTAGATCGTCATCGTCGTCATCATAGTGGCGATAGTGATTGCGACGATATCCATTCCGATAATAGCGGTTGCCGTAGTAGCCGCGCCGATAATCGCGCCCGCGAACACACGGGTAACGGCATCCGCGGCCTTTGAATTGTTCACCCCGTTCATAGGAAAACTGCACCCGCTGAACATCGGCGGTCTCCGCTCTTATCGTGGGCATTGTCGGAAACGCCTCTGCGGGCGGCGGAACGCTGCTCATCGCCGTCGCCAGCGACAGGGCAATGATTGCTAGCCTTTTCATTGCCTACACCTTTCGTAGGATATTAATCCCTTCAAAAAAGAGAATGGCCGAATTCTGTTTTTGTGCCAGCACTTAGAGACCGATCACGAAGTGTTGATCGCTTTAGGCCAAGCTCGCTTGCTCTGCTGGTGCAACTCACCCTTCGGCCAGCCGGATGCCCAATCCTTATAGGATAATTTTCCTATAAATTGTTAAATGAACACTCTCTCTCGCCGTAGTCATGCAAGCCCTTATCGAAGACAAGAGCGTTCAAGCCGCGCTTCAGCCACAGCAATTGTGCCTCCGGCATCATCCGCAAGCCTTCATAGTCCATCACGCAGACATTGAAGACGGTCGTCTTGACCTGTCGTCCCTCGTCGCATCCGAGCAACACGCCTTCGAGTCGCATCATTCTTTCTGTCGCCCGCTTGATCTGACGATGGCGCTCCTCGCTCGTTTCGGGGGCATGTCCCTGCACCCGATCGATCGCTTGGGCGCGGACGCTTGGAAAGGGGATACCGGTCAGGTGATAGTATCGCGCCATCCCCTTCGCATAGTCATCTCCCGCCTCCCGTTGCGCCTCGGTGATCCGCCGGTCGAGGAACAGGCGTCCCAGCGTGTAGCCGGCAAAGCTGCTGCTCGTTTCGAGCCCGTGCATGCGCTTGCGCGCCGCAAGCGCCACCGCCATCGCCTCTTTCTCGCTCTCCCGCTTTGACCAATCGGGCTTGATCTTGCCGCAGGCGAAGCGCTCGGCGTTTGCTTTGCGCGGACGTCCAAGTTGCGCTTTCCGCTTGGCACGGAGCTTCTGAGCCTTGCTCATCATGTTTTATCCTTTCGATATCGAACGAGTAAAATGGCAGTCGATTTCCGTCCTTGAGGACGGTCTCGCGCGGAACGGCAGCGTGTCAGCCTCGGTCACGAGTCGTAGATCGAGATTCTGCCGGGGGAGGCGGATTAGGGAGCCGCGCCTTTCACCGCCGCGAGCACCGTCGTGTGGTCGCGATGAAAGATGCGACCGATCCGCGGCAGCGACAAATCCTTGCGCTTCTCATATACCGCCCGCATGCAGGCGTGCCGGGGCTTCACCAGCCGGCGATCGCGCCGCACGCTGATAATGTCCGCCCATGTCACCCCTGGGAAATCCGCAAGGACGGCGGCAACGATCTCTTCGATCGAGGATTGCTCGTCATTCGCTTCGCCGTCGCTGTCATCCGCAAGCCTGCCGGAAAGCAGCATTTGAGCCTGCGCGAGCAGTCGCGCTTCCGCATCGGCCAAATCCTCCTCGAGCGCAGCGATCCGCCGTGTTTTTGCAGCACCTTCGGTGGCGAGTTCGACCACCTGCATTTCGAGTTCGGCTATTGCCGCCGATCGGCTTGGCGCTGCGGTAGAGCCGGCCAGTCGCTCGCGCACCGCGAGATAATGCCGGTGTTGTCTTGCGAGTTGCGAGTTCGTCATGCGTTTCCTCCTCTAATACAATGTCGCGCAAAGGTGTGCAGCGGTCTTCGGATGACGACATGCACAAAAACAAAGCCTAAAGCGCGCCGCGTGAAGTCGTGCGAATGCAACGCGCTTTAGCGTCCCGAGCGCCTCGCGGCGCTACCCGTTCGACCACTCAAAAAGAAGGTCCGCATCGAAAACCACCCGCGGCAAGCAAATGCCGGGCCCGAAGGTCGGTCGCTCCGGATCGGATACCCACGATGCTCGATGGCACGCTGGGCAATCGCGTCCTCCCCTTTAGAGATCGGATATGGGTTGTTCATAGGCGCTCGGCTCCCTTCCTTGGCTCGACTATCAATGACACTTTACATGTTGCAATGTCAACATGATTTGTGTTATGCATGTTGCTATGTCCCATGTCATGACTGAAAAAGCCGAACGACTGCGGCAGGCGCGCATCAAGGCGGGCTACCGCTTTGCCTCCGATGCGGCGAACGCCCTTGGCATCGTCGCCTCGACCTATCGCGCCCATGAGAACGGCCAGAACGAATTTGAGTTTGCCGAGGCCAAGATCTACGCGCGCAAGTTCAACGTCGATCCCGTTTGGCTCATGGGTGGCAATGCCAGCGACCCGACCTCGATCCTCTCGACGCGAGTGATCGACCCACCGAACGCTAAAGTTGGCGCCAAGCTGGTCGGACGAGGCAAGAAGATCCCCGTCTTCGGGCAGGCCGTCGGCGGAGTTGATGGTGAGTTTCTGATGAACGGCACCGTGTTGTACGAGGTCATGGCGCCACCTATTCTTTCGGATATCTCAGGAGCCTATGCTGTCTCGGTATCCGGCGATTCCATGTCTCCCCGCTATGAAGACGGCGAAGTTTGCTTCGTCGACCCCGAACGCCGCGTCAGGAAAGGCGACTACGTGATCGCCCAGATCCGCCTGGAAGAGGGCGGCGCCCTGCTCGCCTATGTGAAGAAATTCCTCCGGCACAACAGTTCCGAACTGGTGCTCGAGCAGTTCAACCCGCAAAAAGAACTGCACTTTGAGGCTCACACAGTGCACTCTGTCCACTACATCGCCCTCGCCGGAAACGCCTGAAGATCGTTGCCTGCCTGCGTCACTGAACGCCAGCATATCGCAAGAAGCGGACATCCAATCCTGCCCAGGCTCCCCGCGCTGCAACACAAAAACAACATGCATAATGTTGACATCAGTCGTGTTGTGCGGAATGCTGTCTTCGAAAACAGACATCTCAGCTGCGGAGGGGTCCTGCCGGCTGAGACAACAGGAGCGCCGGATGTCCATACCCGTAATAAGATCCAATCTCCACGACCATGTGGAAGAACTCTTCTCCGCCGATCTGCTGCGCTCGAACGACGCGGAAAATCAGAGGGCGTTAAAGACATTTCTCTCCTCCACCTATTCAAGCCTCGCCTCGCTGACCTGGCACCTTGGCGCCGACGGCCACGTTTTTCAGCGCGAGGCCGCCCCTGCGGCAGAGATCGCCGACGAGGCTTACTTCGAAAGAAATCTCGAGCATCAGTTTTCAGCTGGGCGAGACGATCAACCGCAGAAATCACACGGAACACACAATCATCGCCAGCAATTCGGGGGCTCGTTGTAA